GAGGTTAGCATATACACTGCCCCGGAAGTCGGGCTCCTTCGTCACGTTGGAACGATTCACAGTCATAAGTGGAAGTATCAGAGTTTCTTCGGAATCGCGTAGATCTTTGTTATGCTTTAATTGATATGCTCGCTCGGCCGTTACCCAAAGCACTGGTACCTTTTTGAAACCAGCGTTAGTTGTCACGGATAGATTTAGTTCTTCATCGATGAAGCGAAGCATAGCGCCATCAATCGTCTCAAGCGTGGAAGGCATGAATTCAATTTCATGGAGCTTCTTTTCTACACCTTTGTTACCTACATAATTATATTTTGTGGCTTCAGTATCCTGAATTTCTTCTTGGGTACGCTTGCTTCGTTTTTGACGTCGTTTAGTTGTGGGCATTAATGGTCACCTACCCTACGTAGATGCCTGCGGGTACATTCTCCAGAACTTTCTTAGCCGAGTCCTGTAGACCCGCGTCGGTGGCGGCCAGCTTATCATAAGTCAACTCACTCAAGATCTCCTTGAGTTCCTGCCGAAGGGAATCCTGCTCAGATTTTGCTTCTCCCAGCAACGCTGCATGATTTAGGGTGACTGATTCTCCTGGGATGGGGACAACTGCAAACTTACCACGTACTTGACCCAACACTTCCTTAGTCAACGCTAACGCAAAACGGCGAATCCACTGCTTTCCGATAGAATTGATCTTATTATACGGAAGATTGTTAAAGGGGAGGGTATTCATATTGTTGACGCCCTTGATACCGTCCTTACCGCGAGGATTTTCCTCCCAGGCTTCGTAATCATGTTCAATGCTGAACTGTACCCAAAACTTATTGGGACTTGTGCTGTCCGGGCGGGGAAATAAACGCAACCTATTATCTAATATCTCATAGGAATAGTGAGAAATGCGGGTCCACAACGCATCTTCATAAGCCATGGCCTGAAGCTTGTTCTGCCATGTAGGAACGATTTCAAAAGTAGAGTCGTCCGCATATTGGCCGTATGTTCGCAGGTTACCAACGACAGAGAAGCCGCCATAGTAACCATAAAACCGCCACATAGCACGTGGGGTTTTAAAAAACACCTTGCGGACAATTACTCGCTTGTCTTGAACCCGGCCGTAGAAAAGTGTTTTGGTATCCGTTAGTGAAGAAGCGGACAAGATCGTCTGCAGGTCATAATCTTGTACGCCCGGCTGGATATTGAGAGAGCCAGAGTATATTGGGAGTTTACCCGCCATGCCGGTGGCGTGAGCGATCCCCTGGGAGACACGACGAATGTATCCATAATCAAAGCGCGGGTAACTCAGTTCTATGTCGGAACCCGACAACGCGTGGCCGGCTATAATCTGACCATCTTGGTCGAAGGAAGCCGTGGCAGCGCCAAGGAAGTCCGAAAGGCTGTTTTTCGACTGGTGTAGATTGATAATATAAGAATATTCTAGGACAGCCTCTTCATAGGCCGAATATACATTTCCCTCGGCTAATTCAATATCTAATACATCGCCACCCAGCTTCTTATATGTGTAAGCCACTTGATCTGCGGCGCCGGAAAGAAAGGCTGCGGTTGAATAAATCCCGAAGGGGAGCGTAGCAGCAACATTAGCGGTACTCCCCGTGGCAGGGAGAACATTGATATTTGTAGTGGAGGCCGGGTTTAATTTGGGGAGAGCCATATACGTTCCTCTATTGAACTATTACTAAATAGAAAGCCCCGCCTCAAAAGAGACGGGGCTTTCACTATTTTGACCTTACGTCAAGTATGCTAGTCTAGTTTTCCAGACCGCGGACAATAACAAGTCCATACATATCAGGACGAACCATCTTCTTGGCATATCGAGTCATCACGCCCTTGCGAGGCACGAAGTCTTCAACGCCGAAGATCGTCGGGGTGGTCTGCAGCGGCACATAAGGTGCATACACATAACCACTCTCAAGGAAGCTACTTCCACGTCGGCCCACAAGGAGCAGATTACGTGGGAAGTACGGATCGACCATAACGTCGAACTTCTTGGAAAGTGATCCAACCTTAACAGCACCCGCGTCGCCGCGGTCGCTATCAGCAGTCACATTGGCACGGAAACCAGCCGTGAACTCAAGAAGATTGGCAACTTCTGGTGAACACACCACAAAGTTAGCCGCACCTCGGAGAGTCTTACGGTGGACCTGAGCCGAAACATCATTGATTGTCTCAATGAGAGTCTCATACCACTCACTCACGTTACCGGTGAAGTCCTGCGTCACGCTGGAAACAGCACCCGTCTCGCGATTGAGGAACTGACCCGGGTGACGGGACCAGTAACGAACACCAGCGCTGGAGCCGGCGACGAGATCCTCAAGAATCTCGCGATCGATTTCGAGAGCGATCTGCTCAGACAGAATCTGAGTGAGCTCGACCTCGGCATCAAGGTTGTGGTAGGCGTTAAGATCCTGTCCTAACTCCGGGGTCCACTTGGCCTTGAGCTTCTTGGTAACCGCGGTAACGGCCACACTGTCGACCTTGATGTCAATCTCGGGGATCGAATCATTACCTTCCAGAGCCCACGTTGCAGTACCTTCGATGGCACCAAGTGCAGTACCCACCGCTTGGAAGTTATCCGTAATGGGGAAGGTTGCCTGGGCATCAAGGACACTAGAGCTAAGACCCACTGGGGTCGCAGCTGCTGTGGCGCCCACGAACACCGCAAAGATGTTAGCCGAGCCGTCAGCAATATCGGCCTTCACACCGGTCGAGTTCGACGAACTCATCTCGGTAAGACGACTGACCAGAGTCAGGGCGGCGGCATTAGATGCCGTCAGAGCAAGAGCCGAGAGGTCACGCAGATTGAACTGCGAGGCCCCCGGAATAAGCTTCTGGGCGATAACGAAGTTAGAACCAGAAACGAGATCAGGGTCGAAACGCAAAATCTTGTCCACCTGGGACTGAGGCATGATCTGGTCGGGGGATCCCTCGGAGGCATTCCCGCACCAACGGCCGCCGCTTCCCAGAGTACCGGAGAAAACAACGTTCCACGCGCCGGTTGTACTGCCTGTAGGCGAAGAATAACCATTGCGCAAGTTGTAAGGACCACCCGCATCAGTGCCGGCGAGACCAAGAAGGTCAACACCACCAGTGATCTGGGCGCCCACGACGTCGCCGCCGTAAATCGACTTACCGAACTGAAACCCAAGACGGGGCTCCGTGTTCTGGCCAGAGGCCTGGTACACACCACCAAAGGTGAAGTCGAGGAAGAAGATGAGGCCCGAAGGCAAGCTCATCGGCTGAACGCTAACGAGGTCGTTGGCGATCAGACTGCCGAATACACGGCGAACGAGGGGGAACGCGACGGCAGCAAAGCCCTCAACGTCTCCACTAGCCATAGTGGAACCCTCACGAAGAATTTCCTTTGCCTGGTTCTCAAGCAAACGCGCCATTCCCTGGCGTTTAGTATCGTCACCGATACCCTCTAGAAGACCGGTCTGCTCCCACTTATTAATAAGTGCAGCCCCCTCCTTCGAAAGATCGCGATTAACGATTCCTTCGGTTAATTTCTGTACTATAGACATTTTTATACCTCCTTATAATGTAAAACTGAATGTCATTTTGTTAAACCTGCTAAACGCAGCATTCGACCCATTTTAGGATCTCGTGTTGCCTCGTTGTTTCTCTTGGAATTGATCAAAAGCGATGTAGGTCTCTGGACAGCTTCACGCAGTGTTTGTGGTCTCGATCCCTTTGTGGAACTCGAAACACCCACGGCGTTTTGAATTGTCTCAAAAATCATATTTGCTTCTTCAACAGAATTGGCAAGTTGAACAGCCTCGACAATTTTTTCTTTTTGTCGCTCATTCAAGGAGTCGCTATTCAAAGCCTTGTTTTGATAAACAAGCTTGGCGTTATCCAAGTTCAGCTTTGTAAGCTGATACTTAGCTTCTAATAGGAGAGCTTGAAACTCCCTATTGGATTCTTTAAGTCCGGAGAGTTTACTCTCGAACAATGCTGCATCCGACACGACGTCAGATGCAGTTGATACTGCTTCTATTTCCTCTTCTTCTTCGAGGTGGGCGCCTTCTGCGGCTGCCATGGCCATGTTATTAGCCTGTTCGACGCTGCTGTCGGCCGAGTTCACGGACGACCAACCTTGCGGGCGCGGGGTCATATCGACCGTTAGCTCCTCAATCAAGTCAGCAAGCATTTCTTCGGTTAGTGCGATATCCTCATCTTCTTGGAGTTCTTCGCGGTCGGCGGTGCCGGCAAGACTTGCTGAGTCCTCTTCCGCGTCGTCTTGTAGCTCAACGTCGCTAATTTCTTCCATCATTTCATCGGCCATTCCGAGTGCATCTGTCAAGTCTTCTTGGGCGACCTCTTCTCCATCAGCCTCTTCTTCAGCAATGCGGGCTTTGAGGTGGTCAAAATCAATCTCAATCAATTCGCCGTTGCTTGGGCCATCGATCTCTTCGTTGGCAAAAGCAAAAGGAACATCCTCGGTGAAAGTGGTGTCGGGGCCCTCTTCGGTTGTCTCTTCTAGCCCGAGTTCGTCCTGTTCTAACAAGGTGCTAATAGCATCCTTAACTTCGCCGGAATACTTCTCCAGGACGGCATTCTCCGCATTTTTAAGGGCGGCTTCCTTGAGGGCTTTAGCGTCTACAATCGCTTCTTCTAATAGTGAAGACATAGAATTAACTCCAAATCTGATGACTTATCAAAAATAAATAGTTCGTAAGATGGGGAAATGACTAATAGTTGTGATTTATGATTATGAGGAATAGATATCAGCGTTGTCACCAATCGGGCGCACTTGCATAATCATAGCAGGATATTGGGCCCCACAAATAATACGGTTGGCATCTCCATCATTATATCGACGGGTAAATAGGTTCCAAGTATAACTGGTGCCTGCTGTTAAGCCGGTAGCATAAAAGGTCAGCGTTCGTACCCCATCAT